ACCCACCTTGTACCACTACCTTGTACCACTTTGAATTACGAGATTGCCATTACGAATAGTTATAAATATGGGGACCCTGTCGAAGTGAAACGGAGTGACGGGACATATTTTGACGTAATGGCTCTTCAATCGAGAAGATGGTGTTTCACTCTGAACTATTCAGAGGAAGAGGAAAGAACTCGTTTGCTTTCTCTCTTCTCTGAGGAAGAGTTTCATTATGCCATTGTTGGCGATGAAGTAGCTCCATCTACAGGTCAGAAGCACCTTCAAGGATATTTAAACTTTCGTAAGGTGCTTCGTTTGGGGGCTTTGAAGAAGAAGTACAGTGACAAAGCCCATTGGGAAATAGCTAAAGGTACTGATGAAGAAAACCGGGTTTATTGTTCGAAAGAACATAAATTATTGGAACTTGGTTCCCCGGTTCTTGTTGGTTCAAATAAGCGGAAGCTTGCTGAAGCTATTGAAAGATCACCGGAGCGTATGCGACTGGAACAGCCAGAAATCTTTCATAGGTATGCTTCCGCGAAGAAGATGATTCAGTTTAAAGAACAGTACGATCATCCTGTATTTGATCGTACATGGCAGATCAAGCTAGGGGAAGCTATTTCCGAGGCTCCAGATGACCGTTCGATCATCTGGGTGTACGGACCTGATGGAAATGAAGGAAAGTCCACTTTTGCAAAGTCACTGATCAAGCAGGATTGGTTCTATACACGTGGAGGGAAAAAGGAAAATATTTTATTTTCCTATATCGATGAAGGATCCGAAAAGAATATTGTATTTGATATTCCAAGATGTAATCAGGATTATCTCAATTATGATGTAATTGAGGCTTTGAAGGATCGTGTAATCGAGTCGACAAAATACAAGCCTGTGAAGATCATTGAGCTTTGTAATATTCATGTAGTTGTTATGGCAAACTTTTTGCCAGACTACATGAAAATATCAGAAGACAGAATAAAAATAATCAGATGTTATTAATAGAACACTATAGCAATCACTGGTGGGCCTGATGCTTGCTGGATGGCCCACACTCATAAATGATTTGGGGAAATTAAAAAGTCTTAGTTCCGATGACGTCATTCATGACGTCGGAATACTTTCTAGAATATTCTTGGTGGGCCCCACTTGGTTTGCTTTTAGTCGACAGACGCTCCTTGTGGGTCCCACTTGTGGACTTTGTGGGTACAGGAGCGGTTATCTGTCGCTGTGAAGGTGCCACGTCAGCTGGGACAAGGTTAAAGTGACAAGGTGGGCTAGTATT